TCTACTGCGTGTTGAAAAAAACTTTTTATTTGGTCATGATCTTTGGCTTGGGTTTTAAAAATATCAGTTTGGAATAAAGTTTGAATTTGCATTACTCTTTAAAACCGCCACCGTCCATTTCGACATTAATTACTTCTTGTTCTGCTTTTACAGCATTTTCTTTTACAAATTTTTCTAAGTCGCCGTGTAGTCTTGCACTAATTTGACCTAAAGTCAGTGCAAGATTTTTTGCTTGTTGAATTGTTAATTTAACTTCTTTGGCTTGAGAAGTATCAGCAGTTTTTACTTGCTGAATAAAAGTTTCGATTGGTGAAGTGTTAATCGGCTCTTTTGTCATCTGCATTAGCCTTAGAAAGTTCTTGACGCATAATTAATTCATCTTTAAAAGGACCTTTTGAAGTATAGCCTTCAATAGTTACAAGTTTAGGGCAAAAACTACGTACCCATCCTTTTTCAAAACGAATAATATAATATCCTGCACAGTACAATGATTTAGATTTTTTACTCTTTGTAAACAAAGGTAGTTTGCGTTTTACATCATACATTGCATTATGAGGTGTACAAGATGTTTTAAAACCATGAACTTCTTTATCTGTAGTTACAGTTTTTGCATCTTTGATACCCCATTCGATATCAACGTCTCGTGTTAATTGTTTTTCGTTTTCGTAAAATTTTGTGTGTGTGTTACAACAATACATATAAGTTTTATCTTCTTGTTTAGATAAAGTACCTATACGTTCACCGTCTTCTTCGACAATCCAAAATTTTCCTGCTACGATTGGGTTTGCTTTAATTCTCGTCATTCAGTCCTCCAAAAGTTTCAGTTGTTACAACTTTAACGGCTACTTCTTTATTTGCCGCTAACGCCGCATATAATCTTGTTCTTCCGTCAATTACATATCGACCGCTATCTAATTCTACAATTAACAGTGGACGACAAGTTCCGGCTTCAATTGCTTCTAAAATAGGCCCTAAAGGAAATTCTCTTTCACGATAATCACGTTTATCACGTTTGAGCATTTCGCTTTTAAAGACTTCTTTATAGCCTTCTTTACCACTTATATCCTTTAATGCTTGTAAAGTATAAGGGTCTTCTGGCATATTTGCTAAGTTATTTAACTCCAGAATTCCTTGTACAGACATATTTTGGACAGGTAAATCTTCTAAGATCTTACCCATTCTTTTAGCGGCATCTTCTCGATACCAATTATCTGTTGGTACAGGTCTACCTAAGTTAATTGGTAAAGACTTAATAAACTCTTGTACATTAGGTTCTGGGCAACCTATTAATTCATATGCATCAAGAAAGTTTTCGTCCATTAATTCCATTAAACACCGTACCTTGCATTTAAAGGTTCGCTATAACTTTGAACCTGTTCACTAATTCTGTTAAGTTCGTGCTTTGCACAGAACTTCATAAGTTTAACACCAACTTGTGCTACTTCTTTAGGTTTACTATTGTCAGCAATAACCTGTGCCATAATCTGTTTAATTTCATCAGGTTGTGCAGTTAGATCACAAAGTGTTACATTACGTTGATAATCTTCAAGCACTCTATGTTCTACACCTTCGTGATCAACCCAACGTTGTAGCATCATGTTATTCCAGTTATATCCTTTGCTTTCTTTATCTGCAAATGCTTCTTGTAAACCAACCTTGTTCTTTGTGCCTTTTACACGAACACCTGGATACGCAGAGAACACGTTGTCACTTGTGTCGCCTCGCATACATTTTTCAAACAACAACCACTCTGGATTAGGTGCAGGCTTTGCTTCTTTAGTTTTCTTATCAATTACAGGCTTACCTTTGTCGTCAAAGTAACCTTCATGTGTGATAGTTACATTTTGTACACCATTGTACTGCCTTACATTGGGAGCAATTAATTGAGCAAAGTCACCATCTGTTGAAATGATAACATGATTGTCATTAGGGTGTGATTGAATCCAACCTGCAATTAAATCATCTGCTTCAAGTTGTGGATGTTGTAAAACAGTACAATTAGTTTTGTTTGAAACAAAGTCTTTAAACTCATCAAACATTTCCCAGAAAACTTCTTCTTCCTCTTGTTGACTTGCTGTTAGTGCCGCACGAGCATCACTTCTATTTCTTTTGTAAGGCTCGTAATAGTCTTTACGCCAACTACGTCCTTCAAGACAAAAGATAACATGACTACCGTCAAAGTCTTGCCATGCTTTTCTAATACCATTAAGAGTAATATGAAATGCCATACCTACTTTGTCAGTAAGGTTACCTCGTACTACGTGTCTTGCACGAAAGAAAGTATTAGCAGTATCAACAAGAATATATGTCATTTTTTATCCTTAAAATATTTTTCACTGTACCATTTATAAAATGCAGGATCAGTAAAAAACTCTGCAATATGGCTTGCAGGAACCTGATCAGATCTAATACATTCAGCAAGTGATTCATATTCGTAAGTATCTACCTTACGCTTCATAGGTTTGTCTTTGAAGTTTTCTGCCAATGTTCTAACCATTCTATAGTTTTTTTCTAAATCCGTAGTCATATTATACTACTTTTTAGATGTGTTGTCAACCTGTTGTTTTGCTTTTTCTTGAATTTCAGTTAGTACTTCTTTGTTCATAAAAGGAATAGCATTAAATTCATCGTGGTCAAAACTACCAGTTAGGCGTAGATCAAATGCTACACTAACACGTAAATCGTCACGTGTATGTGGTTCTACATAGTGTGGAGTGCAACTTGGAAAGATTACACAGCCGCCTTTTTTATTTGGCAATCCAATTTTTGATTCTGGATCAAAAGTTGAATGATATACTGTATTTGTATGATAATCATCAAAGTGCATATTACCGCTCAAATAACTGTCAGGTTGAGCACCATGAGCATGACTATCCATTCCTTCGTCTTTACGTAAAATATTTGCCCAACATACAATTTGTAAATCTTTTAATTCTAATTGTTGCTGTTGTACATATTCAAGATATGAGTATCTTAAAAAAGTTAAAAGTTCTTTAAAAGAGTCACCTTCTTGATTAAGCAAGTTGTATTTTCCAAAACGTGTTGTGATATGTTTTTCATCTAATCCTGTTCCTCCGGAATTAGTATAACTGTGATCTTTTAAAATAGTTTCTTCATTATCTACAATCCATTTATGAATTGAATCAACATGATTTAAATCGGTCCAGTTTGTTAACCAAAGAGGAATGTTCCAACTTGGTGCAAACTCTGTTTGCGGATGATAACTTTTAATTCTTACTAATGACATTATTTTACCTCTGACTTCCCATCACCTAAATTTTTTGTGTTAATATAACCTGCTCCACGATCTGTATCCATGCCTTCCTCTGCAAGTACATTTCTTGCAAGATCTTTAAACCATTGATCTACAATCTGTTCATTGCTTTCGCCTTTATATCCAGCATCAAGCAGTTGTTCAATAAACTCGTTATTCCAGTCAAGTTCAAAAAAGCCGTTTCTAATGTTTTCTTTATTAACCTGAGTATCAAGTACACCAACCCAAGGCTTTTTAGCCTTTGTTGCCGCTTCTTTTTCCTTCATCATCAAATCACGATGAGAAAGTTCTTTTGTATCAGTTTGTTTCTTTTTAAACATATTTTTTAGTTTTTCCATCATAGTCCAGCCTTTCTTGCTTTATCGTCAAGCATTTCTCCGTTATTATGTTCCCCACGCATTGCCGAAGATGTCGACGTGAAGTCTGGGGGTATAACGCCACCCTCGCTCCATTGCCAATCCTGCGACTCGTCGTGTGTTGAGTTTGTATTCTTCCGACCTACCACCGAGAGGCATAACATATACAGGGCAATCAATTCCTTCTTTGCGGTACTCGTCCACTGCTTTGGTAACTTCGTCCACATCTTGCTCATCAGCCACCACAAACTTGAAGTACATACTACTACCAGGTACATCATAGTAACTACGAGCAATTTCAGGCTTGATAGCAGAACTCCAACTTTCGCCCGAAACGGAAAGTTTTGGAGAGCAACTAAAAGTAATTTCGAATCTGTCTTGAGATCCGATATAATCTCTGAAATCGTCTCTAAGAGATTGTGTTGTATTTGTTTCAAACGTAACATTTTTTAAGTCTCTCATTTTAGGGTGTTCGAACAAGTCGATATACAATCTTTGCCATCCGAGCAAAGGTTCGCCACCAGTTAGTATAAAATGAACATCCTGTCCATTTGCCATAGTCCATTTACCTTCAGGAGTTAAACTTAATACATAGTCAACTACTTCGTCAATAGTATGGTCTTTCATAAACTTTTTAAATTCAGGATAGATACTTGCATATGTGTCACAACCTGTGTGAATAATAGGCAAGTCTTCAAATTTGTCAACTTTATCAGTTATACCTGAATCTAAAAGTTCTTTAACTTCTGGGTTATACTTAACTCCAGTGTCTCGCATTGGTGTACCTCTCGGTAAACCAAAATTCATACAACGAAAGTTACAGCCAAAAGTACGTAAGAATACACTGGGTACTCCTACAAATTTGCCTTCACCTTGTACTGAATAGAATGCTTCTGAATATCTTAATTTCATTCTTTCACCTGTACTAATGGCTCATTATAATATGAGTCGTGATAGTCGCCATCCTTTTGATATTGACGTACAGACGTGTCCTTTACAAGACGTCCGTCCTTGATAGTGTAGGTAGTGTAAATCTCTTTAATTACACCTTCCTTAGATCTTTCCATGTGTGATTTCATAGGTCCTTCCTTAGTCACGTGCAAACTCCTGTTGTAATTTAATATTATCCATAAACTCTTTTTTAGTACCCGGGTCGTCTTTAAAAGAACCTTTAAGCACAGTTGTCTGTGTTAAACTACTTTTTGCCATAATACCTCTATTCTCACAACAACCGTGTGTTGCTTGAATATAAACACCTAAGTGTTTTGCATCAGTAGCCTTTCCAATCTCACGTGCAATATCATTTGCAAGTTCTTCCTGCAGAGTACCACGTCTTGCACACCATTGTGCAATACGAGTATATTTGCTTAATCCAATAACTTTACCATTAGGGATTACGCCAATATATGCTACACCAGTCACTGGTTGGTGATGATGTGAACAAACTGATTTAAGTTCTGAACGAACTACAAGCATACCTGTGTATGCATCTTCTCCTTCGTTAGGAAAAGCAGTTGCGGGTGGAATACGATCATAACGTCCTTGCATTAATTCATTGTAATACATTTTAGCAAGACGTCTTGCTGTACCTTCTGAATTAGGATCGTTTTTACGATCAATAATTAGTGAATCCAAAACAGTTTCAAATGCTTCAGCGGCTTCATCAATTAGTTTTTGTTTTTCACCTTCATAGATGAATTCACTAATATTGTCACCTGCCCAATAACGCTTGTTAGCGTCTTGGATTCTACGTGTTACTTCTTCATATTTCTTCAATGTCATTCTCCGAGTTATAGACGTGGATGTCTATTATTGTTTACATTATATACTTTATTTAGGTTTTTGTCAAGTATATTATGCACTTAAAAATACTTTTTGAGCATTTCGATTTGATCATCATATTCTGCTACAATGTTCAATTCTTTCTCAATTGCTTCAAGAATATCAGGATGTTCACCAACACCTGCCGCATTATGGAAATATACTTCAATATTTGCTTTGTGTTTAGCAATATGTCCTTCTGCGTGTTTGATCATTGCGTCTTTCATTAGTTCTCTATCGTAGGCCATTTTTATTCCTTTCCAATGTTTGATACAAATTCTCTTGCAATTAATGTGTGTGCTTC